TAATAAACTCACCTGCCATTGTTCTCCTATTATAAATATTACTTGTAATTGGTTCAATACATTCATTGTATCCAAGAATCTGTGAAGTTGACGCAGTTGGCATTGGAGCCATAAGAAGTGAATTACGCAATCCATGTTTTACAATTTTATTCTTCAATGTTGTCCAATCATAACGTTCATGAGTCGGGTCTACATTCCACATATCAAATTGTAGAATACCATTACTAGCTGGTGAACCAAGGAAGGTTTCATATGGTCCATCACGCTGCGACAATTCACATGATTTTTCTAAAGCGGCATGGTAAATAGTTTCGAATATATGTTTATTGATAAGTTTTGCCTCATCGCTATGGAATGGAATACCCATAAGCATGAATACATCAGCCAATCCCTGTACTCCGATTCCAACGGGTCTATGACGAAAATTACTGCGTTCGGTTTTCGGTGTAGGATAGTAATTCACATCAATAACACGATTCAAATTATTAGTCACGACCTTAGATACTTTATGGAGTTCCTCATAATTCATAACACCGTTTTTATCAACAAATGCAGGAAGGGCAATACTTGCCAAATTACATACAGCAGTCTCGTTCTCATCCGAGTATTCCACTATTTCACTGCATAAATTACTGGATTTTATAGTTCCCACGTTTTTCTGATTCGACTTTTTATTACATGCGTCTTTAAATAGGATATATGGGGTTCCTGTTTCCATTTGCGCATCTAGAATCTGAAACCAAAGGTCACGGGCGTTCAAAGTTACGCGTCCCTTTCCTTCAGTCTCGTATTTGGTATAAAGGGCAACAAATTCATCTCCATAAACATCTGCGAGACCCGGACACTCATCAGGACACATTAATGTCCATTTTCCATTCACTTTGATGCGCTCCATAAATAGATCTGGAATCCACATTGCATAAAATAGGTCGCGAGCCTTTAGTTCTTCGTCGCCATGATTCTTTCGCATTTGAAGGAACATTTCAATGTCAGCGTGCCAAGGTTCCAAATAAATCGCAAAACTTCCGTTACGGCGACCTCCTCCGTTATGAACTAATCCATTGTGGATGAGATAATTGTGTTGAACGGTCATTTGTAAATCATACAAGACTCCGCTATATTCCTCTGAGTCAATTTGCTGAATTCGGTCCATCATAAAATCGCCATGTCTTAAAAATGATACTACTTGTTTGTCATTATATTCGATCTCAAATAAATTACACATCTCACGTGTCTTAGGAATACATGTACAATATTCGTCCTCTCCTTCTAATGATTCGCGAAGAGAACTAGTTGTAAGTGCTCCCATCCGCATACATAGGAATCGTATGGATTCAGCCATACTTTTAGATTTACTATTAATTGTAAATTCACTTTCGTATTGTGTATCAACTAATCCTTTTAATATATATTTGCTTTTCTCAATTGGTAAGTGCAACCACTTATTGTGTATACGTTTTTCTTTTGTTTCATTATACAAATCATTATATCTAAATGGTTGATGAATGGATTTGTTCCATTCAATACAAGTAACACCATAATCCGTAAATACTCGAAAATTTATTAATTTCTCTCTAAAATATTTTTCTACAGCAAATCGGACATTCGGTGAATTTATATAAATAATATCATCTTTATAACTATTCCCCAGCAAGATGCCATACATGTAACAATCATCTGATGAAATACTGGAAATATCTTGTTCGTGTTTAGGTATTGGGAAAACAAGCATATCATTTGTAGTCAAGTCCTTTGCATCCGTCCATTCGTAATCAATGAGTTTCTTTTCTAATTGTTGTATGATATTGGTATCATTTTCCTGTGCACGTAATACGTATACAGGATGTTCTGGTGTGATTTGTAAAGGGGTCGAAGAGTGTAATGTTTTGATAATTAATGTTTCGCCTTTATACGGGTGTTCCAAAACATCCTTGATCACCTCTGTCACACCGTCTAGGTTATAAATAGCGGTTTCACCAACCGAACAATGTTTAATTTGTTTTGGACCCTCAGTGGTATAAATAATTGTATCTGGATGGATGCATTGGTCTACATATTTGGCAGTGTTATTGAATACTTTTAACATTGGAACAATTCCATTAGATTTACCATTCGTTCCTCGAATATGGCTGCCTGAAGCACGTACATTATGAATATGCAATCCGATTCCACCAGCCCATTTTGAAATCAACGCACATTCTTTCAATGTGTTGTAAATTCCATCGATGCTATCACTTTCCATAGATTGGAGAAAACAGGAACTCAATTGTGGATGAGGAGTGCCTGCATTGAATAGTGTCGGAGTAGCGTGAGTGAAATACTTACGAGACATATATTCGTAGGTTTCCTTTACTGATAACATATCGGCACCATGCATTCCAATTGCCACTCGCAACCACATGTGTTGCGGACGCTCAACTGTTTTATTATTAACCTTCATCAAATATGCTCTTTCTAATGTTTTAAATCCGAAATAATCAATTAAATAATCGCGCGAGAAATCACATAATTTATCCAAATCGCCATCCACATCATTACACACAATGTCATATAGTTCATCACTAATTAATGGCGAACGAACACCGCGTTTATCGATGAAATTATACAATGTTGTCATAACTTCGCGGAATGAAGCTGTGGTATTTTTATGATGATTTGATACGACAATTCTACCAGCAAGAGTGCTATAGTCATAGTGAGTAGACCCCATAGAAGCACATTGTTCCGCACTTAGCTCGTCAATTTTAGTTGTGGATATTCCGTCAAATATTTGGTCGATAACCTTGATAACCAGAGCCGTATAATTAATTTTAATATCAGCCTCGTTACCGAGAACCTTTAAACGATGAAGAATTTTATCAAATTCAACTGTCTTAAGTGATCCGTCACGTTTGGTTACGTGCATTTCTTGTTCTGGGATTGCTGAATTATATGACATACTTATTGTATAATATAATGATACAATTCTATATTGTTTTCTAAATAGAATTGTATACTTTACACCCTTGAAGTTTATTTCGAATCTTTCTTTTTACGGCACATTTTTACACCATCTACGATAATAGCCGAGGAACCTTTTGGACATCTTTTCTTATCTGGTTCTAGTGGATTGTATTCATACTCTATATTTTCTCCGATGACAGCTACTTTTTTTGTAGTGTTTTTTTTCGCATTTTTTTTGGGTAATGCCTTCTGGGTTTTGCGAGGTTTCTGTATTATTACATTTTCGTCAAGTATAGTAACTGGACTACCTTTCGACAAACTCCACAAAGCATTTTGTAGATACGATTGGATATATTTCTTAGATAAAATACTTTTTGCAAATTCCATGCCATTTCTTGCGATTTCTTGGCATTTGTCGTCATTTGTTTTACACCAGCGAATTACATCCAATAAATCGGATAAGTCTGCTTTAACTGGTATATAATGTACTTTATTTTGTATCATATGATCCACCCATGATGTATATTGACTAGTAACCCGTAATATAAGAGAACCTGTTAACATAGTAGCAAGTAAACGATATGCATTTACATTCCCGTCGATATGAATTATATATTTGTATTTGCTTTGATCTGCCATAGTTAAAAATCCGCCCGATAAACCTATGTTGGTATTCATAGAACCGATTCCGTATTTTGGATCAAATTTAATGGACTTGGAATTCACATTATTTCCATCTTTATTTGTCAATTTCGCGTCTAAAAGACTGGACTTAATTTTTGCAACTTTGATTCTCATGTTTGTTTTGTCAGTGTAACCACATCCAGTAGGACCACCTCGGAATACCGCTTTTTGGTATAGTTTATCTTCCCATTTCGTAATATAATTCGGGTTTGGCTTTGGATCAGGGGTTTTTAAAACTAACATTACATCATCGTAATTTGGTATCGGAATATCCAAATAATTTCGTTGTCCAGAAATACTTAATATAGGAATATGTTTTGTATAATCATGTTCTCCTAGTTCGGTTTTCCCTGTTACCATTGTAAATGGAGATTTCCCATCATTCCTTAATATTATAGCGTCGGTTAAATTCAATATGAAAACGCCATTCGGTAAATTCAATCCACGGATCAGTTCTAAGTATTCATTATTGTTTAGTTTACTCGATTTAGAGAATGGTTTTACAATACATTGCATCACACGTAGATTGTCTATGTTTTTAGATATCATGTCGTTTACTGTTTTTTTCTGGTAAGTATTCATTGTTTTATTATCGAGAACATTTGTGTGATTTAATAAAATATCTTTGAATACCGGTGCTGTAGATTGGGCATCCAATTTACATAAGAGAACATTATTATCGTTTATACATAACATATAACACTGATGATGTAAAAAATCCAAAACGTATCTTAGTGTATTACCGAGTGATTCTAAAGTCATTTCCCATTTTTCATCATACAACTGAGATGGATAATTACTATTAGTACCGTTCGATAAACGCGGAGTATCGCTTCGGTTCTCAATATTTGCTATATATTCACTACCAACTTCAAAGGCTTCGTTATACGTATGTATAACACGCATTTCATATTTCTTACTCATTGTTACATTACGTATATATTTTATAGTTTTACTAAACATGTGTTTTTCTTGAGTTTAATTACATTCGTAATATTGTGATTTTCCTGTGTAACTTCTCTCTTTTTAGCGGCTCGATGTTCGTATCCAGTTTTTCGTTCTTTCAAAATCGTTTCCCAAGTAGTTAAAATTGTCGGGAGCGCCGATTGAAACCAATTTGGGTTGCGTTTTACCAGAATACACGAGAACTCATCCATATACCAATAAGTTGTTGTATATAAAACCAGAGTATCTTTGAAATCGTCCTTTGTATTTATGATCCAATCTTGGTATGTCATATCTAGGTCAAGTGGCATGTATTTATATATAGGTTTGGAATCGGGCACATTCCGTTGTAGGAAACACAAAATAACACCTTTATATTCCTGATTAATGTCATCCGCATATGCCTCTGGTGACTCATACTCCTTAAATCGCGTTTCTATGAAATCGCATTCGTCTAGGTCACATGTTTCCATTTGTACTTGCATTTGAATCCAATACTCCTCCTTTGGTTTATCGGTTATGTCGCGGTTTACTATATTCTTAATCTCAATCATTCGTCCATAACGGTCTGACTTAGGGTCTACATTAATTCCATCAGGTGATGCCCCTATGAAACTGTGATTGATGTGTTGGATACAACCGAAGTCCGCTACACGGGTATTATATTTTTTCTCATAAACCATTACAGATACCATCTCGTATAAAATACCCCATTGTAATGAACCGCCACCGAACCAATTAGATTTTTCATCAGCTAATGGTTTACATTTCTCATAAATCAGACTGTTCCTTTGCGATTCACTCGACAATGCTTTCCATATACTACTTGCAGTTAATAGATTGTGACGATATTCATACCATTCCGTCGTTTTTTGCGTTGGTTGTGGGAGTGATTTCAGGACCATAATCGTTTGGGTGGTCTGTTCAATATCCGTATATGAAATTAAGTTAGAATCCGTTATTGAACGCGTTGGATAATACAATTCAAAAAATGTTTCTACTATTTGGGTGATATAATCGTCAATATTTTCGTCTAGTGTAATTATGTTTGCTTCTATTAAATCCTCGTTAAATAAATATTGGATATCATTTAATATATTTTCGTGAAAATCGGGGTCTGAATATAATAAAGCATCGTCAATAAGAATGTCATACATAAGTTCGTGTATAGTGCGCTCTAAATCACTATATTCGTCTTCATTCATTTCGAACGATAGTTCTTTATCTTCATTATCATTAATTCCATAGGATGTGTCTAATACCATTTTATATATATATAAAATAGTTTCTATATCAATTCAATTTATCTTCTACTACTACTCGCTTTGGGGTTAATGACTTCAATGTAGAAACACGCTTAGTATCCGTATTCTTTAATGTGTAATTATGAGTGATTGCATTATATGATAATGCTGGTATACTGATAACCGTTCTAGTATCCTTATTATATTTCACATCTTTGGTCTTATTGATTTTGTTTGCCTTCAAACACTCACTGAAAAACATTTTTAGGGATTTAATGTCTTTGGCTGATAATGATTTTTCCTTCCCGTATGTTTCAGCAAATGAATGCAGCGCTTGAGTTTTAACGGTTTTATCCAATTTATTCCAAGAATCCGCCTTATTGTTCTGTTTCTCTCTCTCGAGTAAAGAGTCCAAATTTACACTCGTGATATTGGATGTAGTCGTGGAAGTATTTGTGATATATTTGCTTGTATAAACTGGTTCTTTCGCTTCTTCTGTCATGTTCTCTTTATATATTATATCGCAATCGTTCTATCTTCTTTTTTTAAATACATATAATGATTATGGAATCCAAACTAATAGAACTACCGAAAAAAACCGAAACGTCAAAGAAGGTCGAAACAATAAAAGAGAAGAAAGCACGTGTAGTGACCCATCGAGATAACTGGCAAGCTGAGTACGAACCAAGCATACAATTGGAATTACTCACGACCGATTCTAGTAATAATCCTATATACAAGACAATGATGCAACAAATACAATGTAAACTAAACGGATATAAATCACAAGACCAGAAAAAGAAAATATATGATTGTGATCAAATCATAAATTTAGAGTCTACTATCCAGTTGTTAATAAAAAGTAAATTGAATTGTTATTATTGTAAAGGATTAGTTAAAGTATTATATGAACATGTGAGAGAACCTAAACAATGGACTTTAGAGCGAATTAACAATGATTTTGGTCATAATATAGGAAATTTAGAAATAGCTTGTTTATCATGTAATCTAAGTAGACGCACCATGTATCACGAACGGTTTATATTCACGAAACAGCTTGTCATTGTAAAGAAATAATTATAATTACCATTTCAATAATTCTGGGAAATATTCATTCAATAGGTTCTCGTAATATCTGCGAATCTCGTCACTTACGGTGAAATCAGTATCTTCTTTAGAATACAAGTCAAAATTATTGAAATTGAGAACATCCTGCATAATCATTTCATCTCCGGGCTGCATAAGATGAGAGTATGCCTTTCCTGTATGCCACGGATAAAACGAATGAAACCTGATTATTTTTTGATATCTATCTGATATTCGGTGTTTACCTTTATTATATTGGAGAACCTGATACAAATATTCGTCATGCCCAAACGACAATTTTAGGTTCTCAATTCCACAATTTGGTTCGTATATTCCATATTCAGTAGAATATAATGGATTATTATAATCAGGGTTATCTTTCATGGTATCATGGTATACAATTGATTCAGGAAACTTACATCCAACTACATACGTATCACCGACCACTACTGAACTAGGTTCGTTAAATATGAAAAGCACTTTTCCTAGATCATGTATTAAACCACATATTTGGAGTTCTTTGTCATCTGGGTATTGTTTGCGAATACGTTCGGCGGTTTGGTATGCGTGGAGAGAGTTCTCTGAATGTGTGTCCGGGTCACTTGGGTCGACGAAAGAATCCATCATGAACAATGCTCTATGTATACTCATTTCGAACTTCACATTCCCTAAATTATGATATTGTTTTGTTTTGTTATTTACATATTCGTATGTTTGCAGTCGATGTTGTTCTTTGTAAAAATGATACTGTGGAGTATCAATTATATAGTTTCGTAATTGCGTCATATACACATGTATAAGATAAAGTTATCCGAATGTGTTCTCACAACTATAGCTCATATAAAGAAATCGATCGTTACGGTCATGATAATTAGAATATACTTTGCAAACTAGGTCGGTATTACATGTTACGTAACCACCAACAAACATGAAAATCGCTTTATCTGACGACATTTGTAATCGTTTACGGATAACGTATAAAAATTGTCCCATAGTTAGATCAATTGGAACTAAATATTTACGTTTATCTAATTGTGGTGTATCACTCGAACAATTTGGATTTCGCTCTACGATAACGGGAATTCGGTCTGGATATTTACTCATTATTCTATCAGCTTCCGTTAAATTATTATCTGGATTTGATGATAAAAAAGGAATTTGAAAATTCATTTTCTATTATATCCTAGTATTTTTACTTTGACGTACAAACGCCTGTTTTTGGTTCTACGCGACTACCCTTAGCGCATTTTTTTTTAGATTCACATCTTTTAGTTGTTTTATTTCGTCGACCACGCTTGCATCTAGGTCTCTTTTTCGTAAGTTTATTTTGTTTTTTTGTAGGACATTTACACTTTTTCCTCCTTCTCTTTTTTTTTGTATTGTTAGATGGAGCATCTAATGGTGCAAAGGCAGGAAGAGATCCCATATTATCCGAGATTTCTTCAGAATCAGACGTCATAAATGGTTCTTGTGTAAATGTTTCATCTGGAATTAAAGACGGAGAAGGTGTAACTACAGGAATAGAAGGTGTAACTATAGGAATAGAAGGTGTAACTATAGGAATAGAAGGTGTAACTACAGGAATAGAAGGTGTAACTACAGCGTCGGGTTCGACTGGATCTTCATTATCAGATGTGTTGAAAGATAACGCACTACTTACTCTTTCAAGAATACCCTTTTTTTTTTCAGTTTCTGGCGTTGTTATATCGGACATCGAATTGTATATTATACAATATAGGAATATAAAAATAATAACCTAAATATGAGTAATGGAACTTCCTAAAAATATAATCGAAAAACTGGATTACTTCTATAATTCAAATCAAATACCTAATATTATATTTAATGGTTCTTCTGGAAGTGGAAAAACTACAATAGTACATTATTTTCTTAATAAGATATATGATTCGGATAAAACAAAAATCAAAAATAATGTGATGTCAGTAAATTGCTCCCATGGAAAAGGTATAAAATTTATACGCGAAGACCTTAAATTTTTCGCAAAAACCAACTTGCAATCCACTACAGGCGTGAAATTCAAAACTATTGTATTATATAACGCAGATAGTTTAACAAACGACGCACAATCCGCATTGAGACGGTGTATAGAACTTTTCAGTTTCAACACACGTTTTTTTATTATTGTAGAGAACAAAGACAAATTATTAAATCCGATTATTTCCAGATTCTGTGAAATTTATATTCCAGAACAAATCGCAAATGGTAAAATTATAAACCTACATCAATATAATTTATCAAATAATATGGATTTAAGTGAGTATTCGAATGCACACATGAAGCGGTTATGTGAATATATAGACACACGCGAATTCACGGACAATCGGAGTTGCTCCAATACAAGTATTGCATTATATGATATGGGGTTCTCATGTATAGATATCATGAACTATATTAAACAATCCGAAAAATGGGACGATTATAATAAGGCTAATATTCAAATGTGTTACCAAAAGATAAAATACGAATTCCGATGCGAAAAAATGCTAATGATGTATATATTGAATTTCATATTCTTACGTGAAAATACGGACTTACATACAATTTCCTTTATGTAAAAAAAATAATATTCGTTAATATTGATATATTAAAATATACATTGTTTCTATAAAATATGGACGATTTTGTGATCTCAAACTTACAAGAAGCCAGAAATGAATGGTGTAGCAGATTAGTAAGTATATTTACACCTTTAATTATAGAGGGTATTCGGTCAATATTTAACGAATCTTGTAAATTATGTTTAGATAACAACGAATCTGGGAAATACCTAATGACGTTTCAGAATCTGATTTCACGAGTTCCAAAATGGAATGCGAACATTATTGAAGAGGAACGCAAACGTATTATTGAACGTAGCGGTTGTAATTATTTAGATGATTTAATCACTTGCGTCCATATTATTCAATTGAAGGTTCTCACATGTATTCGTGTAGGTAATAGACAAAAGAAGATAGATATTAACACACCGAATTTAGATAACTTCATCCATAAAGTATATATCAACGTTGCTCGTAAGTGCTATACTAACGTCTATTTATTTGAGAATAATATTACATCGGAAAAAAACATATCTCCGCTCCTAATACAACGAAACAAACGAGATCTTGAATTGATCGTCCAAGAATGTATATTGAATACTATTAGAGATAGTATTCCAACCGAGGCTATCATCCGCGCATACATGGACGAAGCCGTGGAACAAGAAGAGGAAGTCATCATAGAGAATATTGAACCTGAAGAACCAGTTAAAGAAACGGAAAATACAATAGACAAAAAAGATGAAGCTCTAGAAGATACCCCACAAATAGTACCGTCTATTTCCAATATTGATAACGAACCAGTCGTGACTAAGTTGTCATTCAATGACTATGATAGCGTATTGGACTCTGAAACCGGAACAGTGTCGGATGTAAATGCACCAAAGAGTGTCGATAGATTAGAGGAGATAAGCACAGCAAGGGCTATTCAACGCAAATTAGAAGAAGAAGAAGACGATTTTGATAACGACAAAATAAAGATATTTACCGATAATATTAATTTAGACGAAATGGACGTATTTGATATAAATAAAACCAGTTCAATTGGTGACATTTTATCATTAGATGACATTGTAGAACTCAATTAACCATATCTTGACTGAATGCGTAAAAACGTAAATTAAATTGTTTAACAATTTAATATACCAATGGAAAAACCAATCATTATAACAATTACAATTGCTGTGTTATTCTTCTTTGCGAAGTTAATAGAGATGAAGTTCATTGATAAAGAGAACAAACCACTGAAATTTATTATAAGGGATACGCTATTAGTTTGGTTTTGTTCTTTCATACCTATTATGATTTTTTTCCAAGCGACTGGTCCAGTTGCTGAGATGCTTGGTTCGAGTGATTTTACATCATCGGCTAGTACCCAGATTTTCACAGATGTTCCTGGATTCTAAACAAAATAATAATTTGTAATTTGCTTAGAATATTTTTTTTGTTATGCATAAGATGGTATATTACCAATATCCATGTATGTTGACCCACTCGGTATTTTTGTGCTTTTAAATCGACTGAAAAATGGGTAGTTTAATTGATTTTCGGGTGTATGTTCATGAACCGTCTTTGCGATCATTTTATATAACTTGAATTCTGGATATCTCTCATCACCATTTTTTTTATATAATACACTTATTTTCTTATCATCCAAACACCATCTGTGAATGGTTTTCTGAAGCTCATCGCGTGGTTTATCGCCGATTATAAAGTCATATATAGAACATCCTAGACGACACAGATCAAAACTATAATTTGGTTCAATTATAGGGTATTTGCTATTGTAATACGGACCAAAGTTATATTGCGAAGCGGCGTCACCTTTTGGCGCAAAACTATCACTGCATAATGTTTTTCCCTTATATGTATAAATGCTACGACCGAAATCAATTATCTTGAATATACGCCCGTATGTAGGGACCTTATAACAAATATCATTATACCTATAATATAAGAATTCTTCCTTCGTGGATACATACATGATATTATTAGTATGGAGGTCGTTATGCGTGAATTTATATGCTTTCTTATATGCTAATAATGTCATAATTATTTGAAATAGTACACTTGCCCCAATATCTTCTGTTATTTCATTTTTTGCAAACAATTCGTCTAATGTTCCTTCGCATTTTTCAAGGCAAATCATCTGCACTGGGAAATTATCAACGTATGCAAATATTTCCTCATCCCCATCATCATCCTCTTCATTCTCTTCTTCATCCTCCTCATCATCCTCTTCATCTTCCTCTTCCTCTTCCTCTTCATTCTCATCAGTATCTTCATCAGTATCTTCATCGTCATCGGTATCCTCGTCGTTATCGGTATCCTCGTCGTTATCGGTATCCTCATCTTTTATATTTTCATCTTTCAATTGGACATATATCTCTTCCAAAATACATGGATCGACTATAGGTGTCATGACATCTAGATTTAATACATCCGAAATAACATTGCTTTCATCTGATATTATTAGTTTACTGCGATTTCCTCGTGAATTATGGTTTGATATAGAAGATACACGACCTCTATTAATGCGGAACAGATTATTCAAATTATCCAAGAAAAAATTTGATGTATTTAAATATTCATAATCATCGGCAATATTCATCTTAAATTTTCGTTGGACTGCAGAGAACGAACCATAATATTCAATCGAATTTTTTATATCATGGAGTTCCAGTAATTTACTAGATAATAAACAAAAAAAACCATCCACATATGATGCATTATTTGTATCTGCTAATTTCGCAAATTTTGCACCATCTATTGTAGGCAATGTGCGAATATCCATACTTTCCGTATCATACCTACCAATCATGTAACTGATAGGGTCTAATAATGGTGAGTATTTAATAAAAATAGGTTTTTCCATAATTTCATTGGTAGTAATATCAAAAACTGTCGTAAGATTATTGATATGATACTGATGATTTAATTGTACAGAGTTATAATTTTGTAGATTTACATCAAAAAGTAATTTAAAAATAGGCTGATAATACTGAAAAGAATTTAGATGAAATGGGTTATATTCATGTTTCAAATCATCAGATGTAGGGATAAATTGATTTTCTAAATATTCTAAGTTTAGTTTTTGTAATTGATCTATGGATTCTAACATTTTATAATTTTATTCCATATATTATTTGGTGAATTAGAACGTTCAAATCTGTTTTATAATTTATTAGCTAAGTCTATAAGATGACATTGGAATTGAAACGATTTAATATGCGTGATATCACGTTTAAAGCAGACGAAAATAAGGGTCCAGTTGTTGTTCTCATTGGTCGTCGTGATACAGGTAAATCATTTTTAGTACGTGACTTGTTGTTTTACCACCAAGATATACCGATTGGCACAGTTATATCCGGAACAGAAGCAGGTAATGGGTTTTATAAAGAACATGTTCCTAAATTATTCATACACGATGAATATAATACGGTTTTAATTGAAAACATTTTACGTAGGCAGAAAAGTGTAATGAAACAAATGAAAAAGGAAGTTGAAACTTATAAAAGAACTACTATTGACCCTCGCACATTTGTGATTATGGATGATTGTTTATACGATCAGACATGGACACGCGATAAAATGATGAGACTCCTTTTCATGAATGGAAGGCATTGGAAAGTAATGCTTGTAATCACCATGCAATATCCATTAGGTATTCCACCTAATTTGCGAACAAATATTGATTATGTGTTTATATTGCGAGAACCGTATTTGACCAACCGTAAGCGAATATGGGAGAACTATGCCAGTATGTTTCCTACACTGGAATCGTTTTGTGCTGTAATGGATAACACAACAGAGAATTATGAGTGTTTGGTAATTAATAACAATGCGAAATCTAATAAATTGACCGACCAAATATTCTGGTATAAAGCTGAAGATCATCCTAAATTCCGATTAGGTTCTAAAGAATTCTGGGAAATTTCAAAGAGTATGGGTTCTGACGATGAAGATGAAGCGTATGACCCATCGAAAAACCGAAAAGGTAATAAAGGGGCGAATATTAACGTGAAAAAAACGAATTGGTAAATTGTCTCTACAACCGAGTGGAAATAATAGGATAAAAACATATTGTGACATGATAAGTCTTTATCCTATTATGTGATTTAGCAAAAAACTCCTCTTTACACCTTTGAAGATTTAAAATGGGACAAATTATGAGTAAGTTTTTCTGTTTTTATAATAGTAATGACGCATAAAAGTGAGGATTATAAAATTTCTGCTGTAAAATATTATTTGAAAAATAAAGACAATATAAGAAAAACCTGTAAAATATTTGATTGTAATAAATCTACTTTACAACGATGGATACAACGATATAATTCTACTAAAAATCTTACAAGAAGGAATAGAAAACCAATATCGTATAAAATTACAAAAACGCAAGTTAATACTGCTTTGGATTTATTGAAACAAAACGAACAACTTACTATGAATGAATTAGCAGTTGATATGAAAAATAAATACCCCACATTTGATATAACATCTCAGCATTTAGGACATATTGTTAGAGGCAATAATAAAACCAGAAAACGCACAAGACACGAACATTTTCCAAATGAAAGATACAAGAAACCGATAGACAAACAAACTGAATTGGATAAATTTTATCAAAAAATAAAACAATTTCCAATAAATAAAATCATTTGTTTGGATGAAACAAGTGTTGGTTCTGCTTTGAAACCGACTTATAGTAGATGTAATTTAGGTAGGCGTTGTGTAATAAAAACGACCAACCAATTTGTATTTCGTAAATTTACTTTGTTGGTAGCAATAAGTAATTCAAAATGGGTAGGTAAAGAAATGTATGAAAAAGGTGGTATGACGAAAGAAAGATTGTTGGAATTTTTAGAGAAATATATTTTTCCAAAATACAAAAACCATCTTATTATATTGGATAATGCAGGAAGTCATAATAACGAACTCATTAAAAATGCTATTATCAAAAGTGGTAATGATTATTTATTTTGCATCCCTTATACACCGAAAACGGATGCGATTGAAGAATATTTCAACCAAGTCAAAACATACATGAAAAAGAATAGAAATGTTGAAAATTACCAACAATTAGAAAATAATGTGAATAAAGCAATTGAAAAAGTAAAACCTGAAAATTATAAGAATTATTTTGAACATGCTTACAATTTGAAAGAAGGAATAAAATTACACAGAAAATCATCAACGAGAAGGCGTAAATTAAAAAATTATAAATAATATACTTAAAAATTAGATGGTTTAAGTATATAACTGGTATGCGATTAAAAAGTGAATTATATAAAAAAGAACAAGATGAAATAATAGAACAGATTATTAAAATATTAAATTTAGAAAATAATAATACATATACCCTGCATGAATTAGACAATAACAAAGAGATCCAAATTTCAATAATGGAATTAATTCCTGAAATAAGAAAATGGTTTTCATTTAACGGAATTAAAGCAGTAGGAGAACCGAGTAAAATAAAAAGACCTTGGTTGTCTATAATAAAACATTTATTAAAATCAAAATATAACATAGAAAGCAAAGATTTTCAATTTACCGAAAACGGACAACATATTAGAACACACATTTATACATTTGGGTTGATTAAGTAGAATTTACTTATATTTGAATACAAAGCCTCTAGAACTCTTGTTTTTTCCTGATAGAACTTTTGAAATAACTGGTGTAATTCCATATTCCTTTTGTAAATATTCATTTGCATCACACGGATAAGTAAATGTTTTTATATAAGTTCCATCAATTGTAAACACATCAAATGGTTTATTTTGTCTTTGTGCATCTGATATTTTTCGTCTTTCATCCATATTTTCAAACCGTTTTTTCTGTGTTTCTCCGTGTTTCAATCTAGCGTCTGGATTGTCTTCATAATATTTTTTCATTCTCTCACCTTGTTCTTTCCCAGCTTCAGGATGTTCTTTATGATATTTTTTTTGTGATTCTCCTTGTTTCAATCTAGCGTCTGGATTGTTTTCATAATATATTTTCATTCGTTCTCCATGTTCTTTTCCAGCTTCTGGATGTTCTTTATGATATTCTTTGTGTGCATTGCTCTGTTGTCGTCTTGCTTCTGGATTGTCTTCGTAATATTTTTTCATTCTCTCACCATGTTCTTTTCCAGCTTCTGGATTGTCTTTAAAATGTTGTTTCATTCGTTCTCCGTGTTCTTTTCCCAAGTTTGGATTGTCTTCAAAGCGTTTTTTCATTCTCTCACCATGTTCTTTTCCAGCTTCTGTATGTTCTTCATAATATTTCCTTTTTATTTCGCTCATTTGTTGTCTCGCTTCAGGATTGTCTTCATAATATTTTTTCTGCGAATCGATCATTTGTTGTCTCGCTTCAGGATTGTTTTCGTGATACATTTTCATTCTCTCACCCCATTCTCTTCCTGCTTCAGGATTGTCTTCATAATATTTCCTTTTTATTTCGCTCATTTGTTGTCTCGCTTCAGGATTGTCTTCATAATATTTTTTCATTCTCTCACCTTGTTCTTTCCCAGCTTCAGGATGTTCTTTATGATATTTTTTAAGTGCATCACTTTGTTGTTCCATTGCTTCGTTACTGTCCCAATATTTTTTCTGCGAATCGATCATTTGTTGTCTTACTTCTGGGTGTTCTTCATGATACACTTTCATTTTCTCAACCCATTTTATTCTATCTTCTGGATGTTCTTCGTGATACACTTTCATTATCTCACTCATTCGTTGAATTGCTTCTGGATGTTCTTTATGATAGTTCTTCATTCTTTTACTTTGTAGTTCCCTTGCTTCGTTATTTTCCCAATATTTTTTACTGCGTTCACTCATTTTTTGTCTATCGGCTTCCGTAAACACATACCCATTTATCCCATCTCCACCATAAGTCATATTATATCCATTCCCATTCATAAAATACGAATTATATTCTTGAATGTATCGTATTTCCTTTTCGCACAATTCTTCAATAGTATCTGCTGTATCAATTTCTATAAGTTCGAGATTACCTACCATGTCATATTTTCGTATCGCACAATATAGGTATCTATTATTACCTGATTTCGCTAAGTAATTATGCCCTTCAGTTCGTTGCTTCAATGAAGTAGTCGTTAATCCAATATAGTGCTTTCCGTTTGGAAATACGATTTTGTAAATAAACCCACAAGTAGACATGTTATATATAATATACTAACATAAAATGTCTATATTGAATTCAATTTTATAATATGTGCGTTAAACTACTTAAAATAAAATATTTAGGAATAGTATAAGGATGGAAAAAGAAGTAAATCCACCAACCGACTTTTTCAAAGGAATTAAAATTTCCTTGAAAAGTGTCTTGAAACATCCTGACATCAATTTACCTAAAATCACAAATGCCGTTGTCAAGTGTAATAAAATTGTTATTCAAACGCTTATGTTTATGAAACTTTTTTTATTAGACCATTATGATAAGCATAATAAATTACCAACCATTAATGACGAATTCATTAATTCTTGTATGAAAATATTGTGTAATGAAAAAGCAACTGGAAGACCACCTAAAAAAAAAATCAAAGAATTAAAAGATACTTTGAGTGCATTTTACAAAACCGATTTTCAACCGCTAATTCAAAATGAAAACTTGGATTATACACATATGAATACCATTTTAGATTATCTTACTATTGATATTCTTACGATGTATGAGAATAACATCAAATTTCATTATGTAGAATATGTGGAACGATATGTAAATGTTGTTTGGAAAAAGAATTTTATTGTAAATAAAATAAGAAAAATGAATATTACACAAAAAGAAAAGGAACAACGAGTAAATAAATTATGTAGTCAATTGCGAAAAATCAAAACCGATTTATTGAATGTTACCGAAGGTTCTAAAAACTACAAATCACATTCCATGTATCATATTTGGATAAACCAACAAAAACAATTTATTACGCCGAATAAATCTACATACAAAAAGAATAATATTGTTTATGATTTGATGTGTAGCCCTTTTGATTATTTTCCTTGTATGATTGTTATGATGAAACCAGTTGAAAGAGAAGAACAAACAATTAGTAATGTATTTCCTATGCGTAGCGAAATAATACCAAAACATATAAGATTAGATACAACTACATTGGTGCATCTTCTTATGACGAAAAAACAAGGAATTAAAAGTGAATATTTAACAAAAGGAAATTTGAAACGAAATGAAAATAAAATATGGGATTTCTTTTTTAGAACAGAACGAAAAATGTTTCATAAAAAGCATTATGAATTTCATCATATGATAGAAACAGATGGAATAAGTTGCACTTTGTTGCTATTGCGTAAGGATTTAATAGGAAAACGACTACCGATGATGAAAAAAGGTTTATCAACTGAAACATATATTGATGAACTAACCGATTATACTCAATTACAAAACAAAAAGATTGTAGCAATAGACCCTGGATTGTGTGATTTAATTTATTGTGTGGATGCTGATAATAAAGATGCTAACAAATTTAGATATTCGCAAGACCAACGAAGAAAAGAAACCAAGAAAAAGAAGTATTCAAAAATTCAATTGGAATTGAAAAGGGAACAAATTAATGGTAAAATAATTATAGAATGGGAAACTGAATTATCTAAACTAAATAGAAAATCACTCAATATTACAAAATTCAAGGAATATATCAAAAAGAAGAGTGAAATAAATGCTATGTTATTCCAGTTTTATGAAAAATATATTTTTAGAAAATTACGATTACAAAGTTATAGAAATACCAAGAAAAGCGAACAGAAAATGATTAACAATTTCAAACGCATTTTTGATAATGAAAAAGATGTTGTTGTGTGTTTTGGAGATTACGAGCAGAAAAAACATATGAAATTCAAAGAACCTACCAAAGGGAAAGGAATGCGAACCTTGTTTAGAAAAGCAGGATTTCAAACTTATTTGGTGGATGAGTTTAGAACAAGTTGTAGATGTTCTAAATGTGAAGTGGGTATTTGTAAAAAGACGATGGTTAGGGAAAATCCCAAACCATTTAGAAGCGGTAATGTTTTAGTTCATGGACTGATTTGTTGTAAAAACGGATGCGGTTATTGGAATAGAGATGTTAATGGTGCAACAAATATTTATAAAATTGCTTATAATGCGATAAATAAAAAAGAAAGACCAAATTATTTATCAAGAAGCAATAATACTTCAACTGGTTTAGACGAACCAGTAAAATCAAAATTTACATGCCTTGAAATAGGCAAACCTTGTTGATTTTTAGTGGGTTTTGTCCCATTTTAAATCTTCAAGGATGTAAATATCACATATATATAAGAGAATGTGTTTTATTGATTGTTTTACTAGATTATTCTCGTCTAAATCAGATAAGGTAACCACAACACCTAACGGAATATCAGATGAAACAAATACCGATACTATTCATCAAAAATGTCATAGAGAGAGGGCAATTCACATGATAAATACATACAAAACTAACTTATTGTTAGAATATAGGAGATCTTTGATGAAGGAATATAAGAGACAGTCACTAAAGGAAAATGCAATAAGGGAACACACTGCTCCGTAATGGCGAAAAAAAAAACATACAAACAAGGCTTAGTAGATGATATAAAAAAAAGAAACAAATACGAAAAG